AAGTGAACTTGATCCAACTATATCAACACTGTTTACAACTCCACAAAGATCAATAGCTGACCCTGCGGGTAGTGTTAATATTGTATCCTGTCCACCGTTTCCAATTGCTACAATCTCTGCAGCACTCAGAACAACAACATGGGTGAAATCACCACTAGCTTCATTTACAGTTAATTTGGCCATAATAATTTCCTCCTATGCGATGACGGTTATTTTACCATGCGCACCGGGGTGCAACATAGTCAGGGTTAAAGCACAATCAACGTAACCACGTTCTCCTCCACCGAGATTCGGCAAACGAGTGCTACCCATTGGGATTAACTCAGCAACACCGTAGTATTCTGGGTTCAACAGGTAACCGTAGTCCTTGTTAGTTGTGTCCGGCATACAGTCAGGAT